ATACTAAGGAAACTATACTTCACTTAGCATGTGTAGGTAAAAAGTATGAACCAGTATATCCAGGAGACTATATTAAAGTAACACCTCCAAACTATCATGCAGGATCAGAGTTTGAATGGGACGTATTAACGGACCTTAAACTAAATCCAGGAGGTGGTATGGTCTATGGTCTAGTTGAAGATGATTGTTCATGGACATCAGATAAAATATATAACCCTTTCTATTCACGGATAAAGGTTAGTCTAATGTATCATGACAAAAAAAGTGAGATGAAGTTCTTTGAATATGATTTCTCACCGGTAGATTTAATTCTAGTAGCAGAAGAAGACATTAAATACTTTGATATAATACACCAACTAGATGCCTAGGCTGTCTAAAGCACTAGTTGTACATGAATATAACAAGAGAAAGGATAGACCAGAAGGCAGCTTTGGACCATATATGGTAAAAAAATACTTCTTAACTGACGTAGTATTAGCTCAAGAAGCAGATGATAATATGGCAATGTTAAGATTACTGAAAGATCATGTACAAAAAGAAAAATAAAAAAAGATTTGGGATAGTAAAAGACCTAGTAATGTCTGACCCAAGTCTATCTATACAAGCTAAAGGACTATATGCTTTATTGTCCTGTTATGCAGATAAAGATAGGGAATGTTTTCCATCATTATCAACCTTGGCTGATAGCCTCAACGTTACTCCTGATAGTATCAGTAGGTATATTAGAGAGTTAAAGGCCAATAAATATATAAAAAGAGTAGGAAGAAAGCTAATTATAATTTAACGTTAGCTATTATACTGCAATTTTTTTTTGAATTTAGACTAATAAATCTAAATATTATTCCCTCAGACAGGTTTTAATATTATACTTTTGTTGTTAGAATAAACAGCAAATGATAATACAATTACCCAATGGTAGGATAATAGAATGCTCACTGGAGCAGTACTTAGCATTGTCAGATGAAGAGTACGCAGACCTTAATGGTCTAAGTTCAGCTTATACTAAAGAAGTGGGTAATCCTTTTTACAACAGCTGTTTAAATACAACTACACCGCCTGAAATCAAACAATCAGTAGAATATATTGAAGAGTTTGAACCAGCCTTAGATGAAATAAACGCTTTTGAAAAATTGGATGACCCGTATTTCCATTCAGATGATGTATAATCATCAATAAAATCAATTATTAATCACTAAAATTTCTAAAAATGCAAGGAAACGTAAGTATCATTGCTGATGACATGGGTAATGTTATCAGACAATCAAACAACAACGCAGAGTACGGTTATGTAAGACTGACTCAACAAAGAGTAACCTTTGGTAACAATGGTTGGGTAAAGAATAGTAACCTATCAACATTATTGTTAGGTAAACTAGAAGACCTACAAACTCTAAATTTAACAACAGACACTAAATTACCAGGTAAAATTGTAATTAAGGAGTCTTTATCACCATTTAGTTCAACTGAACCAGACAGAGATCTTAAATATGCAGGAGATACAGGTATTGTATGCTGTGTAGATGGACAACCTATTTATAGGAAAACAGTTTTTACAGCTGATGCGTACTCAGAAGATGAACTAATAGCTCACACTAATGGACAAGACATTAGAGAAGCTAATGGCATTACTAGTCAAGTAAAAATGAAGGAAGATGTAAAGCCTGAAGAAGCATTTGATGTTGATAACCAAGATGATGAGGTAAGTAATGACAGTGAAGAAGTTGTTGAAGAGAAAGTAGAAGAGCTTGAAGAAGCAGAAACTTTTGAATTATAATAACTTTTAAACTTTAGATAAGAGGGAACCCTGGAGTGCTACGTGCACATGCACGGTAATTGTGAAGTGCTTAGTAACAATTACCTACCAGGCCCTCTAATCTATTATACCACTCACTGAATTACTCACTAAATACCACTAAATCATCATGTTATCACAAAATCAATTAACAAAACTGAATAATGAACAGCAATTAAATCTTCTCAAGAAAAGGGAAGAACGCTATCACTATTATGGTATACTAGCTGAATATCAGCTACATCCACCATCAATAGTAAACTCTTTAAACTATTCTAAACTTAATCCATATCAACATTTTTTATTTAAACGTGTATTACATGGATTAAAAGTTTATAAACCTGAAGAAGTTAGAAAACTTCACTGGGATAAAAAACGTAGAATAACTAAAGTATGGAAAAGAGCTCAAAGAGAGATCAATGCATGGAAGCAAATGATTTGTAATAAGAAAATAAATCATTATCTTAGTAAAACTTTTACAGGCAAGACAGTAGAATATATCATATCAATACCAGTTGAAGACTTCTTAGAAGACTATCATAATACTATGACCTTCAAAGCTTTAGGTATAACATATGAAGATGTAATACTAAAATTTATGTCATTAGGTCTCTTGCCAAGAAACTTTTTTACAATAAAAACCAATGGGTATTAGAAACTTTTCTAAAAAGATGCAGAAAGCAAATGCAGCCTACAAGAAATTACGTGGGCCGTATTTGCTTGACCATCCAATATGTCACGCAAAAATTAATAACTGTACAATACACTCCACAGATGTACACCACAAAAAAGGTAGAGGTGTAAACTACTTAAATGTAGATACATGGTTGCCTGTATGTAGAAATTGTCACATGTGGATAGAAGAAAATACAGTACAAGCAATAGAGCTAGGGTTTTCAACACCTAGAACTTATGATCAAGAATAAAATATTATGAATAATAGAGAGATTGTCCAAGCTGATGCATTAGCAATAGCTATGAAAAATAAAAGATGTGGACTTGGTATATCCATGGGTGTAGGTAAAACTAGAATTGCTATACAACACCTACATGAAAATTACCATTCACTTATAACTGCTCTAGTTGTAATACCTAAGCTATCTATTAAAGATAGTTGGGTGGATGAACTAAATATAAGCACTAAATACTCTGGTCTAGCAGATCATATAACATTTACAACATATTTATCATTAAAGAAACATAACCCAAATGATTATGATATAGTATATCTAGATGAGTGTCATTCATTACTACCAAGTCATGAAGAGTTTTTATCTAACTTCCAAGGAAAGATATTAGGTTTAACCGGTACACCTCCAAGGAACAGGCATTCTGATAAGGGAAGGTTAGTACAAAAGTATTGTCCTATGAAATATCTATTTGATGTAGATAAAGCTACAGACTCTAAGATATTAAATGATTATCAGATCATTATACATGAGTTATCATTATCAAAACTTCCAACTTTAAAGAAAACTAATAAACAAGGAGGTCATTGGTGGACTACAGAGTATAAAGATTATGAATATGTAACAGGAAGATGTAGAGATGCACAGACTCAAAAACAAAAACAGTTTGCTGCCATCATGAGAATGAGAGCACTGATGGAATATAAGACTAAAGAGATATATACTAAATCCTTATTAAGTAATATGAATGATAAGTGTATTATATTTGCTAACACACAGAAACAAGCAGATAGAGTATGTAAACATAGTTATCATTCAACAAATAAAAAATCAGATGATAATCTAGAAATGTTTATTGACGGAAGGATTCATCAATTATCATGCGTGTTACAATTATCAGAAGGTGTTACAATTCGTAACCTAAAACAGGGTATTATTATGCATGCATATGGTAATGAGAAAAAGACTGCTCAAAGGATAGGACGGTTACTAAGACTGAATCCAACAGAGCGTTCCACGTGTCATATATTATGTTATAAAGGAACACAAGATCAAAAATGGATAGCCTCTGCATTAAAAGACTTTGATGAAAATAAAATTAAATACTATAACCCTTTAAATAGATAACTATGGGAAAAATGAAAGCAATATTTATGAAAATGTTAGAAGAAGAGTATCAAGGAGATACTGACGCATACATTCAAGAAATGGCTAGAGTGAGTCTTGAAGAAGTAATACAAGAATCATATGATGTAGTTACTAAACATGTATGTCCTAACTGTTATGATAAGTCATACCTTCATAGTATGATTCAAAAAGAAGATGAAATTGAATGTTTAGATTGTGGACAAAAGTATATTGAAGTAGATAACGCATTAAGGTTTAAATAATGGATACATTTGAATATATACATGAAGAAATAGAATTAGAAATAGAATATAAATATACACCAGGAGAGAAAGCTATAAACCATTATGGTGATGGCAGTGGTTATCCTGGTAGTGGTCCTGTTATAACAATACATCATATATGGACAGCCCTTTCAGATAATAGGGGACATCTCGTTAGAGTAGATGTAATGGATATAGTTCAAGCAGATGGTCTTGATTTAGATGTATTGGAAGAGGACATATTAGAATCAATAGAGTAACAAGTTATTGCGGGGGAGTGTGCATAAAGGCATAAGCCAACAATACGTTAATACTATTGTACATTCCCACGTAATAAAATAAATAAAATGAAACATTTCACTAACAACGGTAAAGAATATATTAGAAAGAATTACCCAAATATTTATAATCATATGACAGAAGAAGATAAAAAATATAGACAAGGCAGAAGAAAAAAACAAGTAGAGGGTCATGCTATAATGGCACTGATCAGTATAACTGGTGTAATAATAATGCTTGTTATAATGAGTTTGCTAGCATCATGAAAGATCAACTATTTGTAGAAGCTCGTGTGAAAGATGGAGACTTGCACTTTCCAATCAAAGCATTTGAGATAAAATTTAAAAACTTTTTGAAAAATCAGCCTGAGAGTGCTAGGCTGGATATATTTATTGGTGTCAATGATGGTAAAGGGAGTAACCCGCAACTAGCAAGGATACATGCTATGATTAGAGAGATAGCAAATGAAATAGGTCATACATTTGAAGAGGTAAAACTTCAAGTCAAGCGTAGAGCTGGCTTATGCTTTATGAGAAACAATGTAGAATACTGTAAATCTTTTGCTAAGTGTGATAAAGAAGAATTAAATCTTGCTATTCAAGCAGCTATGGAGATAGGAGACTTTGGAGGTATGCAATTAAGATAACTAATAAAATACAGCGTATATCTTTACACCGTCTTTAGTTTGATTAATCAAATGTTTTCTCTTAGGTAAAGTTTCTTTATTAGAATCTTTAGGTAGGTATTTAGGATTGGTGGAGTTAAGCTTTCTTTTCTTCATCAGGTTTATATTCATCAATTTTTTTTGCAAGATGTTGCATAGACTCTACAAGACTACCTTTTTTCTTTGCTTCTTCTGCAAACTCTTTTAATTTCTCATCATCTACAGGGATTTCACTTAATTGTTCAAGATTTTGATCTTTTGCAAATGATTTAAATAAATGAGTTAAAGAGAATACAGTATATATTTCGTGTTCTAATGGAGTTAAAGTAGCATCATCTCCTTTAATTGTGCCATCTATAATGCCGTGAAACTTAGATACTAAGTCACCCATTTCAGATGCATCATTATAAAACTCTGAAATATATCTGTAGTATACATTTTGTAGACCAGGAATAAATGCAGTAGAAACTACAACATCTTTGATCACTTTAGTAAAATCATATGATACAACTTTTCTTTCTTCAGACATAATAATTAAATTTAAAAAACAAATATAATAATAATATATGAAAAAATTAGATATTGATATAAATAATATTAGAGAAAAATTAATTGAAAAACTAGAAAACTCTGGGTGGGAACCTGCATTGTCACCATTCATCAATGGATTAAGCTTTGATATAATAATGAACAACTTGGTATCTTTAGTAGAATCAGGTAGAAGATTTACACCAAAGTTTAAAGATACAATGAATGCATTTGTAGAGTGTCCTTATGATGATTTAAAAGTTATTATTATTGGACAAGACCCATATCCACAGCTAGGAGTAGCTGACGGAATAGCATTTAGTTGTAGTAGAAAAGGTAAAGCAGAAAAGTCTTTACAGTACATACTAAAGCAAACTATTGGTGATTATACTGAGACAGGTAGAGTTATATATACACCTGAAGAATGTGACTTAAGACGTTGGGCTAACCAGGGCGTGCTGTTACTTAATACAGCGTTTACTGTAGAAGTAAACAAGATAGGTTCACATATGAATATGTGGAAACCTTTTGTAGAATATCTATTTGATTTACTTAACAAGCATAAAAAAGATATACCTATCATAATGATGGGAAGGAAAGCTGAAGAGTGGGAAAGATACTTAAGTAATCATAAACCATATAAAGTAAGTCATCCAGCATCTGCAGCTTATAGAGGTGGAGAATGGGATAGTCAAGATGTGTTTAACAAAGTAAATAATCACCTTGAAAACCAAGGTAAAGATAGGATTATATGGTAGTATTTTGTATCTTTATAAACTTTAAAACCAAGAATATATGTGGGAATTATTCCAAAAAATATTAGCTGCAAAGCTAACACCTAATCAAGCCCTTATCTTATTTGCAATGAAACAAAAAGTTGCACTACCTAACACAAGTACGTTAGATAAACATGCACTTGTTGATGAAGGTATGCTTATTAAACAAGATGATGGTAAATATATAATGTCACCAAACGCTAAAGTATTATGCGTTAGATTAGATAATTATTTTATCAAAGCTAAAAAGAAAACAGATATACAACTTATGGGAAAAGACTTTGTAGATAAGATAAATAAATATAGAGAAACATTCCCAGCTAAGAAACTACCAAGCGGTAAACCTGCAAGAAATAATGTTAAAGCTTTAGGAGAAGCATTTAGATGGTTCTTTGAAACCTATGATTACTCATGGGATGAAATACATAAGGCTGCTAGTATGTATGTAAATGAATATAGAGATAAAGATTATCTATATATGCAAACTAGCCAGTACTTCATTAGTAAACAGGATAAGCATAAAGTAAAACATTCAACACTTGCAGATTATTGTGATATGATACTAGAAGGTGTCAGCACAGAAGAAGATCATTTTAAAGAAAACGTAGTATGAAAAAAAAGCCATCATGGGTGGGACAATATGCCGCCTTTAATGAAGCACTTAAATATATGTACGCCAGATCAACTGGAGAGGAGAAATCCATATATACACCATGGCCTAAATTTAATGATGCTACTACTGATGGATTAGAGTGGAATACATTAACTGTAATAGGAGGAAGACCTGGTTCAGGTAAAACATTAATTAAAGATCAAATTATAAGAGAGTCATTTGCTTTAAATCCAAATGATAAATTCAGAGTATTAGAATTTCAATTTGAAATGGTTGGGAGAACCTCAGCCATTAGAGAGTTTAGTTCTATAACCGGTAAAACATATAAAGAATTATGTAGTGCTGGTAGTATACTAAGTACAGATACTCTTAACCAATGTCATTTATATGCAAAGGAAAGAGTAAAGCATCCTGTAGATATTGTTTCAACTCCTATGACTGTTAATCAAATGCGTGATCAAATAGATCAATACATGACAGAGCATAAAGGGACCAACACTATGATTACATTAGATCATAGTATGTTAGTTAAAAGAGCACCTTATCAGAATAGTACATTAGATATGCTATTTGAACTAGGGGAATTCTTTACTCAAGCTAAAAGGGATTATCCTTGTTTATTTATATGTCTATCACAATTAAATAGAAATATAGATAATCCAGATAGAGCAGTAGATGGAAAATATGGAAACTATATACTTGAATCAGATATATTTGGATCAGATGCAATGTTACAGCATGCGGATACTTTAATAGGTATTAACAGGCCCGCTAAGCAGAAGATTAGATACTATGGTCCAGATAGATATATAATTGAAAATGATAGAACATTAGTCTTACATTTCTTGAAAGCCAGAAATGGTGATGCTAGGATGAGTTTCTTCAAAGCAAAGTTTGAACAAATGCAGATAGAAGAAATGGAAACACCTAGACAACAAGAAAGAAGATGATAAATACTAAAAATATAAATAAAGAAAATATGGGGCTAACACCAGCACAACGTAAAGGAAAAGTTGCAAAACTTAGAGAAGAGCATGAAGATTACTTTCAAACAGAAGGTAAAATAAATGCATTATATATTCCTAAGATGGCTTATAGACCATCTGGTAAGGATGATCTGCACGTTAGTTTCTTTCCAAGTGAACTGGAAAAGGAACAAGATATATACACAGAGTTTGTAAGTATAGAATATGATAGTGAAGATCCAAAAAGAACTTTATACCTTCATAAACATAATCCACATTGGAAAGAAGAGTATGAACTAATTACTTCTAGCTCAGGATTTGTGAGACACATAATTCCTGTAAGTGAGTTAAAAGTAATAAATGATGTAACTAGTAGAGGCAAAGCTATAGTAGACTTTGCTAATCCTAGCTTACCTAATCCAGATGATAAGAAGATTGAAGATCCACTAATTAATAAATTAGAAGAGATTAACCAAACTTTAAAATCATTAACAAAAGTAATTAATAAATTAATCAAGTAAACTATGGCACAAAGCATATTAGTAATTGCTGATTCAGGAACAGGAAAGTCAACCTCAATCAGAACATTAGAACCCAAAGAGACTTTCATTATTAACATTGCAAATAAACCTTTACCTTTTAAGGGTTATAAGAGTAAGTATACTCAGATATCAAAAGATAATCCTAAAGGGAATATAACTTCAGCAGCCAGTGCGGCTGGAATTATTAAGGCAATGAAACATGTTGATGAAAAAATGCCACACATCAAGACACTAGTTGTAGATGATTGGCAATATATGAGTTCTTTTGAATATTTTGAGAGAGCTAATGAAAAAGGTTATGATAAGTTCACTCAGATTGCAGCAAACTTAGCTCACGTAGCTAAGATGCCTAAAGATATGAGAGAAGACTTAACTATAATTTTTCTAACTCACTCAGAAGATTCAACAGATATTAATGGAAATAGAAAAGTTAAAGCAAAGACTATTGGTAAAATGATTGACAATACTCTAACTTTGGAAGGACTATTCTCTATTGTCTTATTTGGTAAAGTAAATAAAAATGATGATGGTGAACTAATCTATGGTTTTGAAACACAAAATAATGGAGAGAACACATGTAAATCACCTATGGGTATGTTTGAGGAAAAGTTTATCCCTAATGACCTATCGTATGTAAAAGATTGCATACAAAAATATGAAGAATAATAATTAATCAATTAAAAAAGAAACTATGTTAAATACTAAAGACATGTCTGTAGGATCAGGCAGCATTAAACCAGTAATTGGAACAGGTAATCACAAAGTGAAAATCAATTCAATTACATTTGACCAAACACCATATGATGCAGATGCATATAATGTTATGTTACATATAGAGTCAGAGCCAGTAGATGGAGAATTCAATGGATTCTTAAAAGATATGAATAAGCCTGATGGACCACGTTATGAAGGTCAAGTTGGAAGAGTAAGGTTCTCACCTTATCCTTACAAAGATACTGTATTACAAAATGGTAATGAAATCAAAAGAGATAATGAAGTATTAAAAGCTATGGTATATTTAGCTGAGGTTGTTGATAGAAGAGCAGAGCTAGATAAGATTGAAGCCCAAACAATTGAAGCATTTATGACTAAATGTAATGAAGTATTATCTAATACCGGATATGTTAATGCATGTCTAGGGGGCCGTGAATGGGAAAATAAAGAAGGTTATGTAAATAATGATTTATTCTTACCAAAAATGAGCAAAGAAGGTGTACCTTTAGAAGCTGTTGACACAGAAAATTCTAGACTACTAGTTTTTGATAAAGGGAATACTCAACATTTTAGACCATTAGTTAAGAAAGAAGCAACCACAA